TAACGAATGATGATTTCAAGAAAAGCTATGGAACGCATGACTGGAGGAAAACATTCTTTAAATTTGATATGGGAGATCATGCCTATCAGACATTTTTTAAGAATGCCATTGAGGAAGTGGGGAAAAGAAAGAAGAAGAATGATTTTATTCTGCCATTTTGGGGAAGTGGAGTAAGACCAATTTGTGACGCTCACCCAGATTTGATATGCGTTGAGCCGGGCATTGGGTACGCGGGAGGACATTGGGCAAGATGGAAGGTGTTTGAATCATATGCGATTTACCATGCGTATTATGGACTATCTGCTGTTGGTTCATGCAAGCAGGATTGGTATGATGTTGTTATTCCAAACTACTTTGATGCTGAAGATTTTGACTTTGTGAGCGACAAGCAGGATTACTTTTTGTATCTTGGTAGGGTTTACTCTGGCAAAGGTGTTGATGTAGCTATACAGGCCACAGAACGCGCAGGAGTGAAGCTTGTAATCGCTGGTCAAAAGGAGGAAGGATACAAGTTGCCAGACCATGTGGAGTATGTTGGTTATGCGGATGTAAAAACGCGAAAAAAATTAATGGCTAACGCCAGAGCAAGTTTTCTTCCATCGATGTATATCGAGCCATTCGGAGGTGTTCAGATTGAAAATTTACTTTCTGGCACTCCTACGATAACAACTGACTGGGGTTCATTTGCTGAAAACAACTTGCATGGAATTACTGGTTATCGATGCCGCACTATGGGTGATTTTGTGGATGCTATCAAAAATATTGATAAGATTAAGCCGCATGATTGCAGGGCATTCGGAGAGAACTTTACATTGCAAGCTGTAGCTCCAATGTATGAGAAATACTTTAACGATATTCTTGATGTATACGAAGGAAAAGGATGGTATGCAGAAGGGAATGGTATAAATGCAATGTATAAATTTTACCCAAACAAGTATGATTATGCGGTAGAATAGATAAAATATAAATATACGCTAAATAAAATATGAGTGATACACCAGAAATAGATGAAGTAGAAAAATATTCGGGAGTAACAATCAAAGATTCAGTAACTACTTGTGGTGATGAATCGAGTTCTGTTTACATTCCTGTTATTTTTGCTCGCCAACTTGAGCGTGAGCGCAACAAGGCACGGGAGGCTATAATAGCCACATTAGAGGAGAATTGTCATTTGGCAGATGGAGATGACTGCACGCTTCGCAAACTTAAATTAGTAGTTCCAGACTGGAAATAAAACATGAGTGACTACACATTTGAGTCTAATTACTGGGGCGATTGCTGTAATACATTTGACGAAGACCAGAAGCACTATGTCTATGCTCAATACATGAAGTTAAAGCAGGTTGGTTATTCGTTTGATGTTGCAGGCGCGAGGATCATTGACATTGGTGGTGGGCCTACATCCATGCTGCTCAAGACAATTAACCTTGGTGAGCGTTCGCTTGTTGTCGATCCGTTAGAATATCCACAATGGACATATCAGAGGTATGACGCAAAGAAAATATATTATGCGGTGCGTAGAGGTGAGGATGTTACTGAAACAGGGTTTGACGAAGCATGGATTTATAACTGCCTTCAGCATACTGATGATCCAGAGTTAATTATTAAAAACGCATTAAACGCAGCAAAGACACTTCGCATCTTTGAGTGGATTGACATTCTTGCACATGACGGTCATCCTGTTGAATTAACACGGGAAAAGTTAAATAAATGGATTGGCAAAGAAGGACAGACAATTCGGCTTGCAGAATCTGGATGTTATGGTAATGCGTATTACAATGTATTAGACAAAAACGAAATTTAAAAAATAAAACACAATTATAATATATAAAAATGCAAGCTCAACTTATTTTTAATCTACCAGAAGATCAACATGACCATGCCTACGCTTTAGCGGGACTTGATGCTATTCTTGTTATTAGCGACTTGGAAAACGAGATTAGAAGCAAGTTGCGATATGATACCGGAGAGTTTCGGGAGTTTCAAGTAGAAGAATATAATGAAAACGGAAGTGTAAGTAAAAAGCGTGTTAAGGGTTGCGACCACACACTTGAGAAGGTATGGCAAGTATTGCTTCAACTTAAGCGTGATCGTAATATTCCAGAACTGGTGTGATTAGTTTATCCGTCAATCAAACAATCCAGTTGGCAGAGGAAATCCGTGCTGAAGCGGATCGTGACGAAGATGTTGGAATTGTATATGCGGCAAAGCATATTATTATCAATGCTTCAGTTGTGAAAGGAAAGATTGAATTGGATATACCAAAAGCGAAGGAAATAGTGCAAAACTATGTCCAGAGTTTGTTGGATGCAGATCAGTTTGAAGCCGCCGCTACTATTTTATGGGGGCCGCAAGTGTATGATTGGCGACCAATGTCCAGTCAAAACACATGGAGATGTTTGTTTGATCACGATAAGTTGCTAATCCAAGGTGCTGGCGCAATGGGAAAAACCTTTGGTGCAGCAGCATGGTTTTTGCTGGATTGGATGCGTGACCCTCACTACACTTGTATTAAGGTTGTTTCACTTACTGCTGAACACGCTCAACGAAATGTATTTGCGGCTATTAAAAAGTTTTATACAACTGCATTAGTTAGACCAGAGTTTGAAGGAAGTGAGACACTTGTAAAAAGTATACAGGCAAATAATGACTCAAAAAACGGGATTCACTTGGTAGCTGTTCCAAGAGGTGATAGCGGAACGGGAACATTGCGTGGATTCCACCCAAGTCCGAGAAGTGGGAAATCCCACCCAAAATGGGGAAGAATGAGCAGAACCCATGTTGTGTTGGACGAAGCTGAAGAGGTTCCTGCTGGAGTTTGGGAAGGCTTACAAAACATTTTGTCGGCTGCGGATACAGAAGGTGCAAAAGGCCGAATCAAAATATTTGCGGCAAGTAACCCCAAAGATCGAACAAGCGAATTTGGCAAGCGTTGTGAGCCAACAGCAGGATGGGGATCAATTGACTGTGAGGATGATTTTGAGTGGAAGAGTCGAGATGGATGGCAAGTGTTGCGGCTCGATGCGGCAAGATGCGAGAATGTTATTCAGAAAAAGATAATGTTTCCCGGTCTTCAGACGCATGAAGGCTACCAAGCATACGAATCCAAAGGAAGAACTGCCGAGTATTTTACAATGGCAAGGGGATGGTTTCCTCAAGAAGGTGTATCGATGGCAATTATTACTCCGAGCATGATGGACAATGCTATGGGAGTTACACGCTTTGTTGGGCCTGTAGTGCCTCTCTGTGCGTTCGATTTGGCTTTAGAGGGTAATGACCAAGTAATTTGTTCTTACGGCAGATTTGGGCTATCTGATGGATATACGCCAATGAGTGGCAAGTTTGTTGATTACAAAAAACCCAAGGTTGTCTTACAACTTGACTCACAGATTCCTTTCCCCAAAGCGGCAACTCTGGAGCAGTCAGCAAACATTGTCAGATTTTGCAAGCAAATGCGTATTGCTCCAAACTGGGTATGCGTTGATCGAACAGGTAATGGAGCAGGCATACATGATTCGTTATCTACATTATTTGGCGATGTATTGGGTGTTAACTACTCAACCGCTGCTACTGACACGCATATCTTGGGTGATGACTCATTGCCAGCATCACAACTTTATTCTGGGGTTGTAACTGAATTGCTTTTTGGTTTAGCAAAATATTTAGAGTTTGAATATTTAAAAATCTCTCCGGGATTTCGTAGCGAAGAGTTAGTCCGACAAGCAACTGGAAGACGATACAAACAGAAAGGCCAAGGTTTGGTTCGTGTAGAAAGTAAGGGAGACTACTGCAAGCGCACACGGCAACATTCACCGGATGCATTAGATTCACTTTCCTTGCTTGTATTTCTTTTGAGACAACGAGGAGGCGCAATTGCGACTATGAATGATGCCAAACCAGAGTTGCCACAACGAACAAAAGCCTTGCAAGGCATCGAAAAAATGGAATATATTGATTTTTCTGAATAATTATGCCAAAACCAATTGAAGGGGTAATTCCTCCACATGGATTTCACTATATTGAAAGTGATGTAAATATTACTGGTAGTAGTTATAAAAACCTACTACAAAATGTCACAAACTATCGTGCAGAAAATCATATTCCAGTTGGTGATGTTGAAGGAGATGTAACAAATTATATTTGTGGAAATTGGCCGCACTTCTGTCATGGGGTAGATATGGTTGTTGTAACGAGTATTAATACTCCAACAAATACTACTGACTTGATGAATGACATTTCTACTTGGGCAAAAAACATTCTTCATTCCAATGAACGGATTAATTTAGTTAGTGATGAACTTGCAGAGGAGCGAGCCAAGATTTGTCGGCAATGTCCTAATAATGTTAACTGGCGCGGCGGGTGTTCATCATGTATTGCATCAACTGATCGTATTTGCGCCAGCATTAGGAATGCAAGGGATACAAAATCTTCAACAGTTTTAGGTGGATGCAAAGCACTTCGACACGATAATCGTAGTGCAATTTTCTTTGACAAAGACAATTTGTCAGTATCAAATGATTTGCCAGATTTTTGCTGGCTGAATAATAAATAATTATGGCAGATGTTCTAAAACCGCTTCCCGCACTTGTTACCGACACTTACGCTAACAAGGCTCCTCGCATTGCAGATAATCAAACTAAACCGAGGACACTTAATCTTAATGTTGTTGATCCATCTCCCACAAGTAATGGAGATACTGTTGATCCAAAAACGCTTGAGGTTAGACGCACATTTAAAGATGCAGCGCAAGCACATTCTGCTTATCGTCGTTTGAAACAACAGAATGTTGAGAGGAATCGTAAGAATCAATTGATTCAGAAGAAACTTAACAACGAGCCTCCATATAGCGCAAAGAAGTTGGAGAGCATGGGACAAAACTGGAGGAGCAATCGTCCTACCGGATTCTTGTCCACAATGGTTAGCCGCATTCAACCTCCATTTAAGCAGGTTATTGAGCAGGCTCCAACCTTAACATACACAAAGTTTCCTGTTGAGGGAGTTGATGCTGAAAACAAGACCAAGATTTTTCGAGAGGAAATTACCAAGTGCATTCGTGGATGGCGAGGTCACGATGATATCGTAGCACAAGTTGTTCACGAAAATACTACATTTGGGTTTTGCGCTTTAGCTTGGGATGACTTGCGTGACTGGAAACCAGAGTTTCTTCGTCAAGATTATACTTTCTTTTCTATTGAAACTCCCCAAGAAACTGAAGCTACACCGATCTGGGCAAGGAAACGCAGGTATCAAATTGCTGAATTGCTTCCAATTCTTGAAGACCCACAAATGTCAGCAATGGCAGGATGGCATATTAAAAATCTTGTTAAATCAATCAACAACGCTATCCCTGCTGGACGCACACTTGACGCTGATGACGATGCCCGTCGATATGAAGACTGGATTCGCGAAGGATCATATGGCGCATCCTACGAAAACGATGCAAAGTATGTAGAGCTTGGTGAATTGCTTGTTCGTGAACCTCACGGCAAAATTAGCAGGTTTTTGTTTGACGATAAAAGTGGTGATGAAATTTGCACACAGCTTGATCGTTACAGCAAAATGAGTGAGTGTATTGCATTGTTTAGCGTTGAGATTGGCAGTGGCGCATTAATGAGTTCCCGTGGGGCAGGACGCGATTTGTATAACACGCACATTGCTGTTGAGAAGGCTCGAAACCTTGTTGTTGATAATTCATATCTTAACGGAATGCTGTTGCTCAAGAAAGGGCCAAATGCAAAGGCTGGAGCAATTCCGCTAACTGTCCATCATCCTGTTGCCTATATCGCGGAAGGATATGAAGTGATTCCACAGAATATGCCAGCAAACATCCAAGATTTTATCAATCTGGATCGGTTTGTTTCTGGTCTTGCTGAAATTCAGATTGGAACATTTCTTCCAAGTTCTGCTTTGGGAATGCGTGATCAAAAGGTAACTGCTTCTGAAATTAACAGGGTTGCAGCTATTGAGAATCAAATCCGAGAAGGAATCTTGATGCGCTTTACCAAGCAATTCAGTAGGGCAGTTGAGCGTATGCAACGAGGCATTTGCCATCCAGAGCATATTAGGGCTGCTGCTGAACTAAAAACTAAATTGGACATTGCTCGCCAGATGGTTCCTAACGCCGTTTGGGCAAGGGCAGATGTTGTTGAAGCGTTTGATCGTAGTGTAATGGAGTTGCCATCGTTCATGGTTCCATTCCAAGTTCCAGATCATTTGGATGAAGATGCTATTTCTTGTGTTTTGAATATGCTTGAACGCAATCTTCCTCCTTCTGACATCCTTCTTATGGCATATAGCCCTGCTGAAGAGTTGTTGCCAGATACACAGGCGCAGAACGATCAGATTCTTGACATGATGATTCAGCGTTATACTGGCAATCCTAATGTTAACCAAGACGAATTGCTCAAGTTGGATTGGAGTCGGAAACTTGGTGAGAGTATTGCGAATTCAGTCATTCTTCCAAAAGATCAAGTTGAATCGCTTGCTATTGAAGCAACCCGTCAACAGATTATCGAACTTCAAAGCATTATCGCAGGACAAGAAGTTCCAGTATCTCCACGCGATAACGACATGATCCATTTGAATGTCATGGCACAAAAGCTCATGCCGCTCATAGAAGGCGCACCAGCAGGCTCTCTACCTCCAGAGATGGTTCAACCGCTGAACAAAGCATTGGAGCATTTCATGGGGCATATTGGGCAAGCAGAAGCCAAAGGAATGGATGCAAAACAACTTTCCGAATTTAAGTCTGCCGCACAACAAGCATTTGAGCATCTAACCGCAGGACATGGAACTCCATTCCCAGAAGATTTGATGCCAGCAGTAGGAGGAGGAATGCCAATGCCCGGAGCAAGGACTGGTCGAGTTGCACTTGGTCAGTCCCGCGAAGTTGGAAAAGCATCAGAAGAAATACCAACGCAATTTGGAATGGTTAACGATGTAGCCAATCCTCCTAAACCTCCAACAGCAGGATAAGATTATGGGTGGAGCAAATACAGCGGAAACTCCGAAAGGAAATTGGGCAACAGAAAAAAAAACTCCACAAGCATTAGGTGATGCTCCGTTGCATGAGAATCCAGAATTATTGAAACCATATAAAGATTTGCTTACAACTGGTCAGCAAAACATATCTTTAGGAGAAATTATTGCTCCATATTATGGAGGAGAAGAAACGCTAAAATCTGAAATTGAAACAGCGAAAGCGTATGCCGCTGATCCAACAAAAACTAAAACATATCCAGATATTAAGTTAAAAATGGATTATGAAAAAATAGGAGAAAAAATTCCTGTTGCTTCTAAAGAATCATCAATTTCTCATTTTAATCTAAAAACTAAATCTGCAGAAGTTCAAAATCCAACTGGTGCTTTATTGGAAACAGCAAAATTTCTTGAGATGTCAAAATCTGAAGACCCAGAACAGCAAAAACTATTTCAAAAATTTCTTAATAAAAATGTTTATACAAAAAAAGACATTGAAGAAAGGTTTCAAAATCCAATATCTGACTTTATTGGAACGCTGGAGCATGAAGTAGGTCACTATCCAACAATTTCTGAAACTGAATATAATATAGGTATATCTGGAACACATATTTCAGACCCAACGGAACTTTCAAATCAACTTGGGCGCATTCAGCGAGAAGCATTTTATTTATATGGAAAGCGTTTTACTCCAGAAGAATTTGATGATTTTATGGAGCAACAAAAATCTGTTCCAGATGAAGAAAGGTTTCAAAATTTTTCACCAGATACTCGCAGAGGATTAAGAGAGATACTTAACTCAAAAGATTTGCCAGCTTATCCAAAATCATTTAGGGCATTGTGGGATATAGCAAAAGAATCAATCCCAGAATTTGTTCAAGCTAAACCACAATCATCGTATGATGCAATAGAAAATGGTTTGACTAATTCTGAAAAACAAACTTAACTAACAAAACTATGGGCGGAGCAAACACACAAACACCACAACCTACTCAAGTAGAAGATTCATATAATCCAGCAGTTCCTGCAAAGGCAGAAAAAACATATTCTCGCCTTGCTAAACAAGGAATGAGTGGGTCTGGCGATGAATCTCTTGCAAGTTACATTGCTATGGGAAAAGATATTTACGGAGACTTGCGTTCAAAAGCATCTTCATTGATTAGTCCTAATTTGTTTGGACGCGATGTATCTGCTCCCGCTACTCAAGAAACAACAAATAAATAATGAATTGGACAAGCGAAGACTCTGCTAAATTCAGAGACTACTTGCAGAAAAATGGATTTAGGTTTAGGTCATATCTTCAATCCATCATACCCACTTGCGATGGGAAAACTATTGAAGAGGTTGCATTGCAAGCTAAATACAAAGAAGGATTCGAGAAAGTTTTGAAGGAAATAGATAGTATTATTTCCGACAAAAACAACGAAGACGATGCTTCTAATGGCAACTTCACAACAATGTAATTATGGGTGGGCATTCATCTCAAAAATATCCAGTTGTTCCTGCTAAAGATTTAGGGCTTGATGATTATTTCAAAGCAAATCCGAATGTTGCTGGAATGGCATGGGGAGGTGGAGTCAATAATAGTGATCCCAAGCAACCAAGAGTTGTTGTTATTAATGATTATAGTCCCAATCTAAAAACTCAAGAAGCAAAACAGAGTTTAATTCAAAATGAAAGAATTAGACACAAGATGGATGAAGATAAATGGAAAGCAACATTTGAGATTACTCCAGAACAAACAGAATGGGCAAAATCTCTTGGGGCATATGCAAATAATTCAGACTTGCTAAAACAAACAATTACTGCAAGAATTGCAACTGGAGATTATGTTCCGTCACCAACTGCTGAACAGATTAAATCTGCTAAACAATTTCAAAAATAATTATGGCAAGAAGTAAACAACAAGGTTTGTGGGCTAACATTCACGCTAAACGCGAGCGCATTGCCGCTGGGAGTGGTGAGAAAATGAGAAAGCCCGGAAGTAAAGGCGCACCTACAGCAAAAGCACTGAAGCAGTCTGCTAAAACTTCTAAAAAATAATATGGCAGCAATCAAGAAACGCTTTACCAAGATTGTTACAAACAAAGCTACTGGCAGGACTCGCACAGTTAAATACGGACAAGCAGGTAAAGCGGCAGATGGTGGAGATCGTATTCGCCCCGGAACAAAAAAAGGTGATGCGTATTGCGCTCGTTCATTAAAAATAAAAGGTGATTGGAAGAAAGACCCGAATTCTCCCAATCGACTTTCGCGCAAAAAATGGAAGTGCAAAGGCGCAAAATCCATGAAGAAATAAATTTTAGATAAAATATTTTATCTAACCAACCAACCAAACATAAATATGACAGACACAGACGACAACATTGTCGAATCCGATGTTACTGGATTCGGAAACCCATCACTTGACTCGGATAAAATCGATGATTCTACCGATTCAGCAATAGATAACCTCCTTGATGCAGCAATCAATGGACAGCAAGAAGAAAACAATGAACAACCTAATATTATTGATAGTGGAGACAATGCAGAAAATCTACTGGAAGATTCATCTGTATCTACGGAAACGCCGAGCGAAAAAACAACTGGCGAGAGTGAGGTCAATGTTCAACCAGTCAATACACCAGTCGAACCAGTCCAGCCGCAAATCGACATCGATCCCGAAATTGCGGCTATCGAGCAGCCACGCAACCTTTCGGAAAAAAACCAAAGCAACTGGCGCAAACTTCAAGAAACAGCAAGCACCTACAAAAAGCAAGCTGAAGAAGCAGAGCAACTCCGTCAAAGGCTCCAAGAGCTTGAGCAAGGCCCAGCACAAATCCCGCAAGACTACGAAGAACTAAAGAAGTTCCGTCAAACATTCGATATCAAGAACGATCCAGAGTTCAAGTCAAAGTACGCTCAACCAATTGAGAATGCTAAAAATAATATCTATTCCATTCTTAAAAAGCATGGAGCCGCTGAAGAAGTTATTGCAAGTATTGAGAAAGCTGGAGGCCCAGACAAAATTAATGATGAATTTTGGCGCAATCCTGCATTCCAGAACCTGCCATTGACTGATGCTGAAAAGTTGAAGCGCAATCTCGTTGATGTTTCTGATCTTCGTGACAAGCAAGAGCAAGAAATTCAATATGCCGCTGAAAATGCAGAACAAATTCTTGCAGAACGCGAGCAAGAAAAAGGTCAGTGGTATGAAAGGACAATTCAAGAAATTGATCGTGATCTTGATGAAATCACAAAAGACCTGCCTTGGGCAAGGTTTGCAGAAGCACCAGCAAATGCGACTCCAGAGCAAATCCAACAAGTTCAAGCGCACAATGCAAGGGTTTCTGATCTCGCAACAAAGTTTGAGTCCGCATTGTGGCCTACAACGGCAAAAGATCGCACAAATGTTGCTGCCGCCGCAGTATTCAGTCATGTGCTTTCCGATCAGCTACGGACTGAACAAACGCAAAAGAATGCTCTTTTGGAACAAGTCAAGAAGTTGACTGCCGAGAATAATTCTTTGAAATCATCAAGCAAGATGCCAAAGCAGTCAGCAGCCAATCAATCTGTCAATAAACCATCAAGCATGAATGATCGAATCAAGATGAATGCTTCTGATGCTATTGATCTTGGTCTGGATGAAGCTCTTGGCTAAAATATACATAGATATATAGCAAGTTTAGTATAAATTAGTATAACTTTAGTATAAAATATTATGCCTCAAGCAAAAATATCTCCAGATGAACGCATTACAATGAATGCATTGGATAATTTTGATCCATTTGCTCGTAATGGAGTTCCTACGCAACCTCTAAATCAACCAAAAGCTCCAAAAAAACCCGGACGCAAGCCAAAAGAAGAGGTAACTACCGAAAAAGAGCATCGTAATGTTGATATTGGCACACAGAACGAGACAAAAGCTCTGGAAACTATCGAAAACGCAGTTCCAGAACCCAAAATTGAACAGGAACCACACAAATCATTGCCACTACAGCAACCAATTGTAGAGTCACGAAATTCTGAAGGGTTGCCAAGCTATCGAACAGAGTTTTCTGGTCGAGATATCTTTGTTGGATTCCCATGCTACAAGACTACAAATCCTGTTACGGCATTTGCATTACTTGCAATGGCACTTGATTTTGGCAAGGACAAGATTCGCTTCGATATGTCGATTGGTGATGCGATGATATATCATTCTCGCAACAAAATTGCACAAAAGTTCCTTGAGACAGATGCAAAATGGCTTTTGATGATTGATGACGATATTATTCCTTGCATTGGCCGTCCTAATTGGATGAAAGCAACTGTTGCAAGCGCAAGGAATATGCCAGATGCGCCACTCCAGCGTCATGTTCTTCAGCGGCTTATTGGAGCAAATAAAACATTGATTGGTGGAGCATACTTTGGCCGTCAAGAAGGTGGGCCAATTATGTGTTCTGATAGATCACTTGAACCAAAAGCTCGCGCATATCAAGATGAAATTGCTGCTGTTGATTGGGTAGCTACTGGATGTATGCTTGTTCATCGAAAAGTGTTTCAAGATATTGAAGCAAAGTATCCAGAACTTAAATCGCCAATTCCAAATGGTGCATTTGACTTCTTCCATCCAATTAACTCTGCAACCGGAGAAGATGTTTCGTTCTGCAAACGAGCAAAAGAAGCAGGACATCAACCTCACATTGATCTTGGACTGCCAGTATTCCATGTTGGATACAAAACTTATTAAGTTATGAAGAATATATACGCATTTTATACCAGCATTCAACTTGCAAACCAAAATGAGGAGTTTGCTTGCTCTAACTGGTGGAAAACATCATGGGAAAAACTTGGATGGAAAGCAGTCATGCTTAATCGTTCCCATGCTCAAGGTTCACACCTTTACAATAAAATTGCATCCAAGATGCTGAATGCTTCAAGTAGTCTTCCAGAAGACCGCAGGAATCAACTTGATTGGCTTATGGCTCGCTTTACTCGTTGGTGTGCCTTGCACGCAGCGGGAGGTGGCTGGATGAGTGATTATGATGCCGTTAATCTTGACTTTACTACAGACAAGGCAAACGAAATTGAGCAAAAACAATCTCTGTATGTGTGTGGAGAGCCTACATACTTGTTTTACGCAACCCGTGATATGTGTTCTGCGGCGATTATGAAGTTTATCTCCGCAAATATCTTTGATTCGTCAGAAAAATGTATGATTAATTCTGACGATAAGGATTTATCTTCAAAATTGGTTAAACATTGCAATAATACATCAAAAATGATGCGTTCAGAGGCAATGCAAGCGTTAATGTCTCAAAAATGATGCATTAAATGAAAAGATTCCTCCATTCTGGACATATTGGTGACATAATTGCCTTTCTTCCATTGATGAGGAAGATGGGAGGGGGTCATTTGGTCATTACAGACCATAATTCTACTCCACAACTAATGATGGAAGGATTCAAGTATGAATCATTAAAGCCATTATTGGAACAGCAAGCATACATTTCTGGAGTTTCCTTTGAAAAAAACCCAATAAACATAGATTACAATGTTTGTGGATTCAGAAAGTATTGGGGAACTGGAACAATTGTTGAAATGCAGGCAAAAGAACTTGGAGTTGATCCTTGCATAGAAAAATGGCTTGAAGTTAAGCCAAACTTGAACTTACAAAGGAAAATTGTGTGTTGCAGGTCAACTCGGTATCGAAATGACTTGTTTCCGTGGATGGAAATTATTGATAAAATCCGAGATCGTGTTGTGTTTATCGGAGTTCACGATGAATATGGTGATTTTGTAAATAAATTTGGCAAAGTTGACAGATTCTTGACTAATAATTGTCTGGATATTGCTGAAGCTATTGCTGGCAGTGATATGTTTATTGGAAATCAATCATCTCCATTCTGGATTGCTGCTGGACTTCATCATCCACTAATTCAAGAAACTTGCCTTGATGTTCCAGATAGCATTGTAAAATATAAAGGCGCACATTATTGGGTAGACAGTATTTCAATTATAAACAAAATACTAACATGAAAGAATCAAGCAAGGCAATGGAGCGTCGATTTAACTCGGAAAAATCACCACTTTTTTCCAAGATATTCAAGGGAGAAGGAATTGATATTGGAGCAGGAGATGATCTAATCAATGTCCCAGATGTTCGCAGGTTTGATATGGAGGACGGAGACGCAAACCATCTTGATCAATACTTCCCAGAAGAATCATTCGATTACATCCATGCTTCACAATGCTTGGAGCATATGCGTGATCCTAAAATTGCTCTGAACTCTTGGTTGAAGGTTTTACGCAAGAAAAGATTTGCAGTGATTTCTGTGCCATCGTGGGAACTCTACGAGGGTATGATTTGGCCGAGTCGATTCAATCCAGACCACAAGTCAACCTTCTCACTTTGGCAATCCGGTTCTCCAGCACCTAATCATGTTTGCTTGCCAGAATGGTTAGCCAACTTTAATTGCGAAATTGTCTACTGCGACCTTATTGACACCAACTATAATTACAAAATTGGAACTCGCGTTGATCAAACATATCCATACGAAAATCGCGTAGAAGCATTCATTGAATTTGTCTTGCAAAAGCGTTAAATAAATTGTAGATTATTTTTAACAACACCTGTTACGCCTCTCGCAGAAGCGCACCAAATCGGGTTACTATTAGCAGACCCTCCATGCCTCTCAACGATGCATACTTTGGAGGGTGTTTTTTTATGAACATAAAATCTTATTGGGATCATTCTGGGAAACCATCAGTATTCGTCGTAGTGAAAGATGGAGTTGAAGTATACCGAGGGACATTTGTTGAAGGATACGCATTGTATCAATCACTACAAAAAAAATAAATTCTACTACTCGTTCAATTTATCATTTTTGATAAGCGTAGCGTTTCAATACTCATTCTGGAAGGCTTGAGGTTGGCGGCAAGAGACACTTCGCCTGTTGTGTAGATGAAGAGTCTCTAACAATACTCATTCCGTATAGGAATCGGCAGTATGGCATTTCGACATAATTCTGTTGTCTTCTTCGGGCCGCACTAACACTCTATATTTACCCATCAACAGAACCTTCGCCCACATCTCTGTGGCGTGTATTCATAGACCATATTGTTGATGACAACAAAATGGTAATTGTGACTGGCGGCATGGCTACATCATTCCAGTCTGTGCGTAACTTTAGCAAGTGCAATCAATGTTTCGTTGCTATTGTCTCGGTCATATTTCGCTCACCGATATAGCATCCTTTGCGAGCTACTTTAGGGAACTGCTTTGACGCTTCATGCAAAAGTAAAAACCCGCCTCAATGTATGCAGCATCAAGACGGGTTATTTACCAGAAGGAAAATGTTGTCGCCTGAATTCTGCATAAATTCAAGAAAGATGAAATCACAATAATTATTTTTTTTCATATGTCAAAATATTTTTTTAAAAAAAATCATTTGACGATATTTCTCTCAACCCGCATAGGTCACTTATCTCGGCGAACCATTCCGTATATGGTGACTCCGTGGAAGTCAAAGAATCCACATTACAGGCCGCACAACAAGCCCAGCGTGCCGGGGCGAACAAACAAGAAACAAAGCAGGATCATCAATTTCGTGACATCACGAAAATGATATTCCATGCAACTTGAATGTCGCCCGAAGTTTTCTAAACAACGGGTAGGTTCAAGCAGAACAAAACCCAAACACAAACAAAACTAAATTAGAAAACTAAAATTATGCCTAACGATTGTATCCCACTTGCAGCGATTCAAGATTTCGCTTCTAAAGATGTAAACCGCATTATCGGTCAGATTGGCCGAGTGCTTGCCCGTAAATCTCCATATGTCAATTCGATTGATGGTGGAACTCTCCCTAATGTCTCGGATGTTGTCCGTAGCGTTGTTGAGGAAATGGCAGTTCCTGCCGCTTCGCTCGCTTCTCCTACATTCGTGAATGACACTACGCTTTGCGGCATTGGTGCTACTCCAGATCAAGTCGGCTCGACTGAATATCAGTTCCAGCTTCAGACTCTTCGTGGTGCTGGCCCTCGCGTTTGCGTTAAGCAAGCTCGCACTGCTTTCAAGGGCAGTTATCTCCAAGCTCAAGTTTCGCTTGAAAAAACGATCCTTCAACTTATCAACGCCGACATCCGCTATCAATATTTGATCCAGTCTGGCATCAAGTATGTAAGCAACAGCACCCAGTCGTTCTCGCAGAACCTTACTGGTGATATGCAGCAGATCAATACCCAGTTTGCCGCCATCCTTCCCGATGCGCCGATGAACTTCAAAACTCTGTATCGCATTGGAACCTTCCTGCGTGAAGAGATGCTTGCTGAACCCTTCGCCTCCAAAGATGGTGAGTTCTTCCAAGTCCTCGCTTCTGCTGATCAGATCGAAGTGTTCCGCAACGATGCTGATGTTAAAGAAGACCTCCTGTATCTCTCCGCTGGCAGCTTCAAGCTCGGTGAAGAGTCCATCAGCGGCTATCAGTTCATGGGTTATCGTGGTTTTGCTTTTGGTATCGACCAACAGCCTCTCCGCGCCACTGGATTTGATGGTTCTGGCAACCTTGTTTTGGTCAATCCTATCGTCAGCACTGCTGTTACGAACGGATTTGCTCAACGCCGTAATCCAGCTTGGGTTGCCGCCCCATACGAGGTTATGTTTGTTATCGCTGGCGAGGCATTCAAGCGTCTCATTCCCGAACAGTATGTTGGCGAGGGAACCTTTAAGTTCGCTCCTCAACTTGCTATGGGTGAGCTTGAGTGGACTTACTTCCGCGACAACGATTGCAACCTTTATGGTGATTTTGGTCAGCACATCTACCAAATCGCTCGTGCGATTCAGCCGATTCGACCGCAGAATGTGTGCGCCATTGTCTACAAGCGTTGCCCGTTTGACGGAGTTGCTGCCGCTTGCTCGACATCATCGACTGGTCTGTAATTAAGTTGGTATCGGTGGCAGGGTCATTAAGTTGATCCTGCCACTTCATCAGCTTATATTTAAATTATGGATATACCCTCAATTCTTGACACAGCAAAATATCGCCATCTTGTTTTAGATGGAGTCAACTCAATTGAAACATCGCTTTCAAACTTGCAGGGATTTCAGATTCCAGAATATGATGAATTGGCTTTGACATATTACGGAGTTACAAATAACATTGCAACTGTTGTATACAAAAAAGCATCTTCTGTTGTTGCTACGCTTACACTAACGTATGCCGTTCAGCCTCCAACTGTAAATGATGCTAATCTTGTTAATGCAGTAATTTCTTAATATGGCACTTAAGTTTAATGCATTTACTGGTAAATTTGATTTTACTGGATCAGCAGGCGGCGGCGTTACCTCTATTTCCGCAGGCACAACGGGTTTGACTCCAGCTACAGCTACAACTGGGGCAGTCACATTGGCGGGAACTCTTGCTATTGCTAATGGCGGTACAGGATCAACCACTGCTGCGACTGCCTTGACTGCACTGGGGGCAGTTGCAAGCGTTCCAACCGACGCATCGTATGTTAAAACAATTCGCACTTTAACATCAACCGAATACGATGCGCTTGGGTCAATTGATCCAAACACAATTTATTTCATTATCTGATATGCCATCTACATCTGGACAAATTTATTTCGGTAGCACGCTTATTAACGATGTGCAATTTAACGCTCGCTGGATTCGACCAAGCGAATGGATCGATATGCCAACAATTATTTCGACTGAACAAAAGGTAGCTGCGCTTTTTTTGGTTGGAAATAATAACAGCAATTTTGTTGCTTTCCGTTGCTCTGGAGGTTACACAGTTGATTGGGGCGATGGCAATATTGAGAATATTGCAAGTGGCGGGACAGCGCAACATAACTATGTTTTTAGCAACCTCTCTCCAACAACAGAATTTGGCCCAGTTGGTTCTAAAAGTCGGCAGGCCATGATTGTAATTACGCCGCAAGCCGGACAAAATCTTACATCTATCTCGTTCAATTTTCGGCACTCTGCGCTCGCAACAGCCTACACAACGCCAATTCTCGAAATTACGCTTTCCGCTCCAAACTGCACAAATTTACTAATTGGAAATACGACAGGAAATTTAAAATTGCTTGAACAATGCACTATTCTTTCGCATAACGCGACAAGTTTGGGAAGTTTATTTCAAAATTGTTCCTCGCTGCAAAGTGTTCCGTTATTTAATACCGCTGCGGTAACAAGCATGACCAATATGTTTAATAATTGTTACTCGCTGCAAAGTGTTCCGTTATTTAATACCGCTGCGGTAACAAATATGAGTAGTATGTTTA